AAGTTGGAAGCATTTATGAGTCCCTTAGTCCACGGAGCGTTCGCACCTGTCCCAAATGTAGCTGGGGAGAGGCGATGCGTGGAGGGCAGGATAAATTCCTTGAAAGGACCTGAACCCAGACCCCACGCGTTTCGCGATCGCTGTATCAGAGAGTTTGTAGACCTTCTGATCGGGAATACGATCCTTGAACCCGCCTGCTTTGAAACCATCGAAAATAAGCAGACAAACCCTGCCCAACGAATCTCCTTGCGTAATGCTGTTCTGCAAGGGCCCAAGTTGATTAGGTATGTAAAATGTTTCCTGAAGTCCGAGGCATATGGTGATGTCAAAGACCCCAGGAACATTACTACCTATAATGATTTGGACAAGCTCAGCCTCGCGCAGTTCAGTCATGTTTTGGCCGAACACTGCAAGCAGTTTCGTTGGTATGGTCCCGGCAAGACGCCGTTCCAGATCGCCAATCGTATGAGTGAAATCTGCTCTGAAGCACTTTATGGTGTGAACATTTCGGATTATCACCGTATGGACGGCTTGATTAAGGCGGCTCTTAGTGCGGTTGACCGGATGGCGTATATGAAGGCCTTTGTACACCATCGGGCGGTTTTGAATGAACTGTTGAACAGACGTTCAAACAATACAGGTGTCTTACCTTTTGGAACGACATTTGAACAAGGATCATCACATGGATCAGGGCTGTCGGACACAGCCAATGTCCAAACGCTTAGGGCGGCCTTCACGTCCTACCTTGCGTATCGACACACGCCCAAGTGTGACGGAAACGTGTATAGCCCCATTGAGGCCTTCTGTGCCCTCGGAGTTCACACTGGTGACGATGGCGTCGATGCCGACTTGCCTCTTGAATCTCACGAGTGGGCTGCCAACCTCGTTGGACTCAAGCTGGAAGCCCAGTTTATCCCTCGAGGGGAACCAGGAGTCAATTTCTTGGCACGCTATTATTCACCGCAAGTTTGGACAGGCGATATTAACAGTATGTGCGATGTCCGTCGGCAACTCGCTAAGTTCCATACGACGGTTCGCTTACCTGATAATGTCTCGCCTGAACAAAAGGCCCTGGAAAAATGCATGGCGTACTGTCTCACCGACGGGAATACCCCTGTTATCGGACAGTTTTGCCAGCGGGTGCTTGTGTTGTCACCCAACAGGCCGACACCACGTCTTGGAGTCGGACATTGGTGGTCTCGCTTCGCGGAAGATGAACAGTTCCCCAATCAAAATGATGGAGGCTGGATGGACGTGGAGTTTGAACGGCAGTTTCCGGAATTTGACCGGACTCTGTTTGAAGGATGGCTGGCATCCACCGGGAGCATCTCGGACATGCTTAGAGCCCCTTTATGTGCAGACCCCAGAGGACCAAAATTCACTGGAGTGCCCTTCGTGGTTGATGAACAGGTATACGAATTACTTGAGACAACAGAAGGACCAAACAGTGATGAGGAACCCCCGTCTGTCCCCTCAGATGGAACG